CCTGTCCATTCAAGAGGAAATGGTCGCTAAGCGCAAAGCCGATCGCGAAGACTGGAACTCTGAATTGATCACAAAAGAAGAATGGCGTGAGCGCAATGGCTTTGAGGCTAACCCGACAGGCGAGTTCAAGCTCGATATCAACCGACTCAGTTTGCCGCTAGATGACTGATGACTGGCTCAAGCGAATGCATCACGGCGGTCACGCTCAAGTTCTCGCAGCGGTAAGATGGCAGATTGTTAAGAAGGGCAACCGCACGGCCGTTCAGCCGTTGATCAATTTGATGCTCGCTCGAGAGGTCCAGATGCTCAAAAAGCTGGACAAATATTATCGAGCATTATCCAGGCGACTAGAAAAGGGATTTACCGATCATGGCGAAACAGGCGTCCTGTCGGTGTTTGCGAACTCAGGCGAGGAGCTCAATGACTTGGTTTTGACTAGCAATACTCGGACCGTGGGCATCGCTGGCAACTGGCAAGCCCTCAGATTAGAGAAAGGGTCCAGTGAACAGCTGAGCACAAAGCGGTTTCATCAGACGGTCGAGGAGAATCTCGAGGAGTTTTTACTAGCTGAGGCATTGGCATCAGTTGCTTTTGTCATGCAAACCGACCGATCACAGGCAGCAAAGATCATTGCGCGGGGCATCGAGGAAGGCTTAGGTCAGCGCGAGATCAGCAAAAACCTGCAGCAATCATTCTCGGGTAGATTCGGGAAAGGCCACGCGGCAACGATAGCCAGAACCGAAGTCGGCATCGCCGGGAGCAAAGGCCAGGATCAGGGAGCCCGAATATTAGGTGCCCAGCAAAAGCTTTGGGTAGCCGTGGACGATGACCGTACTCGCGGCCATCACAACGACGTAGACAACAAACGAGTCAAGATCGATGAGTTTTTTACTCCGCTCGGCGAGAATATGAGCCATCCGCATGACGGCGCCCATGGTGCCACGGCTAAGAATATCGTAAATTGTCGCTGTGCTGTACTGTATGATTGACACGCAAAATCAATCTGCCATCCTACAGAAAGCCTCGACTTCGTCGAATTGGAACTCGTCGAATGGGGGTTAATGCAGGATAAGGCTAGCGCGGCTTGGGCCTGCACTCGATCAACTTAACCAGGCTTTCCAACCCTGCGAACGTTATCGGGTAGGTCGCACCTTTTTTATTTTGCGGGGTCTGTTGACGCTTTTGATCCGGATGAATATTCTAGATATTTGGAAGGGGAGGCGAGAAGGTTCGATTCCTTCTACTCGCGCCACTTTACGATTGATCTTTACAATGTAGCCATGATGTGATTTTTTGCGATCATGCTGAAGTTCAAGAATTATAAGTTCAAGGCTGTCGATGCTGTTAAGCGAACAATCGAAGGGCTTGCATCAACTTTCGGCAATAAGGATCTGGATGGCGACATCATTGAGACTTTCGCCTTCGATGAACAGCTTTCTCTTCATGACGACGAGCTAGTCGTAAAAGGACTATGGCAGCATCAGTCATTCAATCCGATCGCACTCGTGCCGATAAAGAAAGTCCCCGAAGGCTTGCTCAGCAAGTTTGATCTTGCCGAGGGAGTCAGGCAGGCCGATGAAGCGCTTTTATTGGCAGAGAAAAAGATCATCGATTCATTTTCAATCGGGTTTAGAATACTCGAAGAGCATTTCAGCACCGATAGAGGCGCGAACATAATCACAAAAGCAGAGCTCAGAGAAGTCAGCCTTGTGACATTTCCGGCGAATCCCCTGGCTAGAATTTCCGATGTAAAGAACGCAAAAGACCGAGCCGACATGAAAGCTCGCATTATCGAATCACTCCGCAACGGAGTTGGCTTTTCGATTAAAGATGCGGAAGCTTTTTGTGCCACAGGTTTCTCAGGTCTAGGCAATCTAGACGGCGAAGATGGCATGGAAAAACTAGGAGACGCATTAAGAAAACATCTTATAAACTTAAACACATGAAAATTAAAGCAGAAGATTTAAAAGACAAAACGCCAGAGGAGTTAGTGGGTTTGCTTGTAGAAGCACACAACGAACACGCAAAAACCATTGAAGGCATCGAGTCAAAAGAAGACCTTGAAAAGTCTAGAGCCGATGTACAAGCCAAGCAGAAGCAAATTAGCGACGCTATGGCTGTGCTTGAAAAGGCAGTTAAGGACCAGCACGACGCACAAAAAGCAGAGATCATCAAGCTCAAGCAGGGCGGCGGATGGCATGCAGAGAAGAAAGCAGAGATTTACGAGCAGAACAGAAAAGCTCTCGACATCTGCTTACGAAGATTGCCAGCCGATATGGACGACGATCAGAAGGCACTCTGGGATGCAGCGTTGGCCAGAAAAGGTCTTGCTGTCGGACAGTCTTCAAGTGGTGGCTTCCTGGTTACTGCTGAGCGTTCTACAGAGATCGATAAGCTTATCATTGAGCAATCGAGCCTGCGTGAATTCGCAAGGATTCAAACTGGATCAAGCAATATATGGACTCAGCCAACACAAACAGGCCGCACAGCCGCTCGCTATGTTGGTGAGCTAACAGCGCCACTTGAAACGGTTGCGCCTAAATTCGGTGAATTCAAAATCGAAGGCAATAAGATCGAGTCAGAGCCTCGCGTCACACAAGAGATGCTTGATGATTCTGACTTTGATGTCTTAGGATTCCTTGACGAAGAAGTGGCTGAAGAAGTCGCAATCCTCGAAGGGAACAGACACTTCGAAGGCACTGATCCTAATACGCCTGAAGGCATCTTGACTCGTCCAAACGGAACAGCTGAAGGCGAAATCGTTCGGTTTACTTCTGCGTCAGTTGGCAAGATCGAATATGACGATCTCGTGACGCTCAATGTTTCGCTTAAAAAGCCATACCGGCCAAACGCCCGTTGGTTAGCAAACAAAGAAACGATCGGTGATCTTCGCTTGATCAAGGATTTAGAGGATCGCCCTCTATTGACTCCTGACATCACACGCGGCGGCTTGCCTAACATCTTCGAGCGTCCTGTCGAAGAAGCGTTCGACATGCAAGAGAATGTTGCTGGAAAGCTATCGCTTGCATATGGTGACTTCTTCAAAGGTTACTTGATCTATGATCGCAAAGGCTTGGACATCTTCAGAGATCCATTCACGGCTCGACCTGAAATCATCTTCGTTCACACTATGCGCTCAGGCGGTAAGGTGAAAAAGGGTGAGGCCATCTCGCTTCTATTGATCAAGTCATAATCTTGATTTCAACATCAATTCAAAATAGGAATTAAAATATTATGAGCAATAGAATCGACAACAACACAATGGCAGTATTCCTGGCATTTCTCGCGCAGACTATTAACTCTGCGACGACTACAAGCGGCGAGATCATCGACACGCAAAACGCAGTAGATGCCAATATGGCAGTTACTATCGATGCGTTCACGTCTGGTGATCTCAAGGTTCAGATTTTCGAGTCTGATGATAACGGTATGGCAGGTGCAACGCTGATTCCGGCTAGTCTAGTCAAGGGCGATGGTTACGATAGCGTGATCCTTGCTGCGGCTCTGGCTACCAAGCAGACGCGCAATTACCATATCCATCGCACAATGTTTAAGCGTTTCATACAGACGCGCTTAGTCTCTTCAAATACTCCGGTATATGATGTGCACGGAACTTCGGTTCTGGGATCGCTGACTCGAAGTAAGCTTGATTCGGAGAATCTAACGCTTCCGGTCTAATTTAACAGTTCGTTAAAAATATAGATTAAAGGGGGCCTCTTTACGGGGCCTCCTTTTTTGTTGCCACGCATTCAGATCGATGCATGATGCGCTCAAATGAGACGCAACGAAACGACATCATTGCCGATCGGAATTGCCGGATTGACGATGACCTTGCAGGAGGCAAAGGACCATGATCGAATTGAAATCACTAAGGACGACGCGCTTCTGGCCCTATATATAGAGGCTGCAACCCGATCACTCGAAGCTCATGTCAACAAGCGATATACCGACCGAGCCTTCGAACTCATCTTTGATCTCGAGGATTTCGCCAATGATTGTTTCATCGAGCTCGAGCGGTTCAATGACGTCATTACCATCGTATCGATCACGTCATTCGATGAAGACCGCGTCTGCGTCTGCCAGTTTTATTGCTGACAATACCCATAACGGCTTGCGCTTTGATCAAACGCATCCATGTGATCAGGGCTTTTCGGCCATGGCGCTGAAAGCCTTTCTTGAAAAACTTAATCCCTTGAAAGGTCGAGAAGCCGTTGTTTACTATGAAGCGAGTCGTCATGGCCTTATGTCATATTTGGGATCAGTGGCGTCGCCGAGTTCCCTGCATTCCAGAATTAAAAACCTTATTTCCTCGCGGTCGACTACTACATTCTGGATCTCAAAGAGCCTGCCTTTATGGATTAGATGATCAATTATACCCCGATCTAGAAGCGTATCATCGTACCGAATCCATACTTTATGAGTGTTTTTATCCTGAAGATTTCGCTCAGTTAGGTATTGTGCCCCGGCAGATATAGGGTCAACTGCTGCGTATCGCTCAGTGATAGTCTGGTAAAACTCCTCATCTTCACCCGATGGATTGTCGAGCGGCTGGTTTACCTGCTTCAGCAAAGTGACACAATGGCGAAGCTGACCTATGCGTTTTGGCATACTAAACGTTCCAGATTTTCTCTGCCTGGATGAGCATCAGGATCGAGCCAGGGATGTCATTGACCAATGAGCCAACGATGATCGTGCCTCGATTCTCATACATATGAGCGACTAATTCTTTGATGGCGGTATTGAAATCTTCAGGCGCTGGCACTCCGATCACGGTATAGTTTATCTCAAGCGAGTCGATCGCCCTAAACTCGATATCGCCAAACGTATCTTCGAATTGAATGCGTCGTCCAACAAGGGTGAATGCCGCTGGCGGAACGGGCGCCGAGACGTGGTCTTCATCGAATGACGTGATCGATACGATGGTAATGACGTCATTGAACCGCTCGAGCTCGATGAAACAATCATTGGCGAAATCCTCGAGATCAAAGATGAGT